AATGGAATGCATATTGAAACTATTAATTGACGCAGACATTGTAACGTTTAGAGCTGCCTTTAGTGCAGAACCAGCTAGTCTTTTAGAACTTCTAGAAGTTGGTATTCCAAAAAAAGAAGCAAAGGAACAAATTGCCTATGAGAAAGCAAACGCAGCGTGGATTGCTAATAGCAGGGCAAATGGTGTCCTTGACGACATTGCTCAAACACTTGGATCAACTGACTTCGAGTTATGGCTTAGTGGTAAGGATAATTTCAGATACGGAGTTTATCCCGAGTACAAAGCAAATAGAATTACTGCAAAAAGACCTCGCTTTGAGCATGAAGTTAAGAAACACTTAGTAGACCAATGGGGTGCTCAATGGTCTGTAGGCTGTGAAGCAGACGACATGCTAGGTGTTAGGCAATGTATGGAACATTCTATTTATGATGCAAATTCTACCATAATCTGTACCATAGATAAAGACCTTGATATGATTCCTGGTTGGCATTACAACTTTGTGCGAAAAGAAAAATATTATGTTACAGATGAAGAAGCTATTAAGTTCTTTTATTATCAGTGTCTTGTTGGCGACACCGCTGACGGAATCAAAGGCGTTACTGGAATCGGACCTAAGAAGGCCCAAAAGCTTTTGGACCCATGTTCTTCGGAAGCGGAATATTACAATGTTGTCAGAGAACAGTTTGGAAGTTACGAACACTTTGCCATGACCGCCAAGTGTCTTTGGATTTGGAGAGAAATGAATGGCATCTGGAAAGACAATTTCTTGGACCGATGGCCGGAAGAAAGCCTTTATAACGAGTGTACTGAGGAGCGGCAGCAGACGTTGGCCCCCTAAGTATGAAACGTTGAATGAAGCCAAGACACAAAAAAAGATTAATATCAAGACTGGAAGGTTGGCTCAACATTACTTATGTGCAGATTGCAAAGAAGAGCATCCATCAAAGAATGTTCAGGTCGATCACATCAAACCAGTAATCGACCAGCAAGTGGGCTTTACAACTTGGGACTCCTTCATCACAAGACTATTTTGCGACAAAGATAATCTACAGGTTCTATGTAAAACCTGTCATGACACAAAAACAAAAAAGGAAAAAATAAGTGCAAGTAAACGTACCAGTAAGGAATGACGATGGGTCTACTAAGTTTGAAGTTACTTTAGACGACAAGCAAATGCAAGCAATTCTTCAGTTTGGTTTGAATTTTCTTGTCGCGGCTGGACTAGCTTCTGCTTATGGTGTGGAACAATTAGATGCTGAAGGCCCTGATGATGGAGAAATGTATAACTAATGTCTACACATAAACCATATTCACGGGAAATTAAACCTGAAGGATGGGACAAACCTAGACCACCTGGTTATTATGTAAGAGCCGCAGAAGCTCAAAGAAATAGACGTAAATCTAATCCAGATAAGTACAGAAAAATTGGAAGAGTTGCAGAACATAATCGTAGATTAAAACGATATGGTGTTACAAAAGAATGGTATACAGAACAATTAAACGTTCAAAAAAATCTATGTGACATTTGTTTAGAAATTTTAATTCCAGGTAGAACTACACATATTGACCATAATCATGTTACAGGTCAAGTAAGAGGGCTTCTTTGTAACCATTGTAATTATTTACTTGGTAATGCTAAAGAAAATAAACTACGTCTACAACAAGCAATAAATTACTTAGAAAGATATGATGTATGTCCTGCCACCTTGTAATCCCTGACACACAAATTAAACCTGGAGACAATCTTGATTTTCTTAAAGCCATTGGCAATTACATCGTGGCTAAGAAACCAGACACTGTGGTTTGTATTGGTGATTTTGCGGATATGCCTAGCCTATCTAGTTATGATGTGGGCAAAAAGTCGTTTGAAGGAAGACGGTATAAGTCAGACATCGAGGCAGTACAGGAAGGTATGGGAAGCCTCCTGGCACCACTCAATACGTACAACGCACTCCAGCGTAAAAATAAGCACTCATTATACTTTCCCCGACTTGTACTCACATTGGGCAACCACGAAGATAGAATTTCACGAGCCACCAACAACGATTCAAAACTTGATGGGACAATTGGAATTGAGGATTTAAAATATGCTGAAGCAGGTTGGGAAGTATATCCATTTCTTCAGCCAGTTGTTATTGATGGTATTGCCTATTGTCATTATTTTACCACTGGTATTGCCGGGCGTCCTGCTTCAAGCGCACAGCTTCAACTCAGCAAAAAACATATGTCCTGTATCTCAGGTCATCAACAAGGAAGACAAGTAGCCTATGCTTACAAAGCTGACGGTAAGCGAGTCACTAGTATTATTGCTGGTTCTTGTTATGAGCATCAGGAAGATTATCTTGGTCCTCAAGGCAATAAACACTGGCAAGGAATCATCATGCTTCATGAAGTAGACAATGGCGAGTTTGATGAAATGTTTGTATCATTAAAGTATTTAAAGAATAATTATCTATGAGCGCAAATGAAAAACAAATTGGTGGTACACATTACAAACAATTTAAAGGTTATGAACCTTGGGATGTTATCACTGCTTGGGAACTAGGCTACTTAGAAGGCACTGCCCTTAAATATATTTCCAGATGGAAAGACAAGGGTGGTATTGAAGACCTAAAGAAAGCCATCCATTTTCTAGAGAAAAGGATTGAAGTAGAGGAAGCCAAAAATGCTGTTAAATGAGTATCAAGAAAAATCCAGCGAGTATCGTGTACCAACTAGTCCTCCTGAGGAACGTATTATGGGACTCTTTGAAGAAGCTGGTGAGGTTGCCGGTATCTTCAAACGGCTCTTACGTGGAGACTATCTTATGGGCGAAGCATCTGCCAAACTACACAAAGAGCTTGGTGATGTTCTTTGGTATCTATCTGCTATTGCCGCAGACAACAACTGGACTTTAGCAGAAGTTGCTCAAAGTAATTTAGACAAATTAGAAAGTCGTAAAATACGTAATCTAATTGTAGGAACTGGTAGTGATCGGTAATGGATAAAAGTGAACTGTTAGATAAGCTACGAACAATTGACGAGGTGTTCTTACTGGAAATTCTTGAGCTTACTTCTACTGACTTGGTAGACGCTTTTTTGGATAAAATTGATGACAACATTGACAAGGTTTATGAAAAAGTCAACGAAGAAGACAGTCTCTGAGGATTTAAGTAAGAACCATGAGCAGAGAATTCGCTATCGTAGGCGAATGCAAGAAGATAAAGAACGAGAAAAAGAATTAAAGGAATATGTAGATGCAAGTACAGAGATTCAAGACTTCATTCGCCGAAACAATTTTTCGCAATAAGTATGCACAAGGACCAAACGATACATGGGATGCCTTGGCCGATAGACTCATTGATGATGTCTGTGGTACTAGGGGGGGCACCTTGCCAAGATTACTTTCTGAATCAGATTGTAACGACCTTTCAGAACACATTAAAAACATGCGGTTTCTCCCCGGTGGACGGTATCTTTACTATGCAGGAAGACCGTATAAAGCATACAACAATTGTTACCTACTCCGTGCGGAAGAAGACACAAGAGAAGAATGGAGCAACGTAACGTGGCGCGCAATGAGTTGTTTAATGACGGGTGGGGGTATTGGAATTGACTACAGCAGACTACGGGCATCTGGAAAGCCTTTATCGCGCACTGGTGGCGTCGCTTCTGGTCCTATCCCCCTCATGTCGGCAATCAATGAAATCGGACGGAATGTTATGCAAGGCGGATCAAGACGCTCTGCAATCTACGCTAGTCTCAATTGGAAACATGAAGACATTCCTCTCTTTCTTGGAGCAAAGAATTGGTCAGAGAAAGTAAAAGCTGCTAAGGCTGCTGATTTTAATGCACCAGCTATGCTGGACATGACTAATATTTCTGTTAATTACGATGATGCTGCGTTAGCTTTTGGTTTGCAACATAACAGAGTATTTTTAGAAAATATTAGGCAAGCAATGCAAACGGGTGAGCCTGGATTCTCTTTCAACTTTGGTGATAAACAAAATGAAACATTGCGTAATGCTTGCACTGAAGTTACCTCTGAAGATGATTCTGATGTGTGTAACCTTGGCTCTATGAATCTTGGTAATGTTAATTCGTTGGAGCAGTTTAAGTCTTTGGTGGGTCTTGCATCCAAGTTTCTTGTATGTGGAACTCTACGAGCTGACCTCCCTTATGACAAAGTGTACAGAGTTAGAGAAAAAAATCGTAGATTAGGGCTTGGTCTTATGGGTATTCACGAGTGGTTGCTCCAACGAGGACAACAATACGAAGTAACTTCCGAACTACACGAATGGTTAAAGGTATATCAAGATGAATCTAAGCGAGCGGCAGATGAACATTGTGACCGATTCTATATCAGCCGACCTGTTGCGTATCGAGCAATTGCACCAACCGGAACAATTGGCATTCTTGCTTCCACAACTACAGGAATTGAGCCGTTATTTGCGGTTGCTTACAAACGTCGCTTCCTCACTGAAGGAACAAAGTGGAAATATTCATACGTTGTCGATGGAACAGCAGACCGACTTATTAAAGAGTATGGTTTAAAGCCAGACACTATTGACACAGCCTATAAACTAAGTACTAATTATGAACAGCGAATTAAATTCCAAGCCGACATACAAGATTATGTTGACATGTCAATCTCGTCTACCATCAATTTGGCTCCTTGGGGATCAAAAGGAAACAATCCAGACCAAGTTGCAAGTTTTGCAACAACTCTTGCTAAGTATGCTCCACGACTTAGAGGATTTACCGCGTATCCAGATGGAAGTCGAGGAGGTCAACCCCTCACAGAATGTGACTATGAAACAGCCATCAACAACAAAGGTACCGTGTTTGAGGAACACGACATTTGCGACATTACAGGACATGGCGGAAGTTGTGGCGTCTGAAATTTTGTGTAAAGAGTTTAATTTAAAGTGTATATGTAAATAAAAAAAAAGGGGCCTACCCTTATGAAAGGTGGCCCCTTTGTTTACGACGTAAACAAAGATTGTTCGGTAAGTCTTCTGGATACGAGTCCAGCAATTTGCTTACCATTATCAAACACCCATCGAGTAAACTGATTAGCCGCTCCTCTGTAATCACCAGAGTTTAGGAGCTTAAGCATTGTACTCTTTGAAAAAGCATCAGCTCCAATGTTATATACAAAGGAACTAAGTGCATCAAACATGTTTTGTGTTAACGGAACACGAACAAGTTGATTGATTGCTGTCTGAGCCCATGCAACATCATGTTGTAGAGCTAAGATAGCTTCTTTCTCAGTAATAGTTTGCCCTGCTACAACGGGCTTTTCGTTCCAAGTGGTAGTTCCATACCCTATGGTAAAAACACCCCCAGTATCCTTGTAAGCTTCCGATCTAAACCCCTCGAATCTCTTCAGAGTTTCCAAACCATTAAAACTAAGTTGCATAATTAGTTTTGAAACGCCTCATAGCGTCTCACTCCTTGTCTACTTTTTGGAATTCCCTCCAGACGGTCTTGGGTAGTCTTATCAGCCTCAATAAGAATCTTAGGAATTTGTTTTGCTAGTTGTCTAGCATCACCACCCAACTTTTCATACTCATTAAGAATATCTGCCTGTTTGTCAATTTGATTGGCAATGACAGCAGCTTTGAAATCTAGAGAAAGTTGTTTAACTTTATCTGTTCTAGCCTTTTCATTCTTTAGATTTTGATAGCGACTAGTAGCCTCTACACTTTCCTTCAAAGGAACAAGTCCTGTAGCAGCCGACTTATTCCATTCTTCAGGAGTACGTGAAGTTTCTACTTGACCAGCTTTGTTTAACAGATTGTCTCCATCCCTCTTTACAATGCCTTTCATAGCTTGTCTAAATCCACTAGGAGTAGCTGATACAGCTAAGTTAGATAGATTGGTAGAGCTAGGATTAGCCACTGATTTAACAGCGTCTGAAGCAATATCATATGCTCCAGATAAATGTGGGAAAGCAGCTTTAGAAAAAGTGTCAGGAATCATATCCGCAGAACTAAACTTACCTTGAGCATTCAGGTCGATCATGCTAGAAGCAATTCCTGTCTTACTCCATTGAGGTAGCTCTTTTAAAGCATCCTGTGCTATAGAACGTTTTTCACCTAAAAGACTTTCACGAAGATTTTCATAGATAGTATTAAATTCATTATAGAATGGGGTAGCAGTGATGCCACCAAACATTAGCATAGACATCACAGACAGAGCCAACGGAGCTTTACTATGTATACCAGGTTTACGAGCTTCTTTAGCTAGTAAAACTTGTGTACCCATAAAATTGTGCTTGAACGTAGTTAGTCCACCAGCATGAGGGCTTAGTACACCTAGTCCGTTATAGACTAAAGGACGCTCCCACTTATGGTAGTCAGCCATTGTTTGATTGGTTAGATGCTCTGCCATTTCGTACACTACAGTTTTGTTTGACTCCTGCTTTGAAAGTATGTCTACAAATGCCAGGAACATGGGAGGACGAGTACCACCTTCACCAATCTGCATTGACCATTCTGCTGTTTTATCAGCCATTCTCCCAACCTTAGTTTTATTTCCTTCGTAAGCTCTTTCAAGCTCAGTGAAGTCTAGCAAACCTCTCTTCTCTGCCCAATTAACAGCATCTTGAATTTCTGGAGAAATATCTTTAAGTATGCCCATGCGATGAAGCTGTGCCTGTACAAAAGAACTACCACCCTTAACAAAAGACTGCTGTGCTTCTAAAGGATTCATACCAAGACGATTTCCAACTAGCTCTAACATAGGTACACCTGTTTGTACAGGCTGCATAAATTGAGACACAGTAAATGTCCAGTTGAACCAACCCATATACATTTGAGCCATCTTGTTTTTTACAACATTAGATAGTTTTAATGTATTGTTGGGGCCAATGTATCGACGTAATCCAGGCACCTTAGCAGCAGCTTCTTCAACAAGACTATGTATCCCATCAAAAGCACCATTGATTACTTTACCAGCAGTGTTAATATAGTTTCCACTAACGTTCTTGAAGTAGTCGTCTAGATACTGTTTGGTTTTAGATAGATGGGCAGTAGACTCATCAGCCATTAAAAGACGTAATTCCTCAGAAGTCTTTTGAAGAGAGTGATGCTCCGCGGCCTGTTCAAGAAATCTAACCACAGATTCTAGTCTTTGTTTAGCATTCTGCTCTGGCGAAAGCCAGCCCTTGTTTCCTTGATTACCCTCAATACCCTTTTTAGCTAGGTTGTGTTGATTGAAGTTAAACAAGTCGGTAGAGGCTCTAATAGCTTCCTGACTTACTTGCATTTGAATTTTAGAGAACTCTCCATCTGCCTTAGAAAGCATTTCAAGCATAGCACCTAAGTCTCTATACTTGAAAGCACTTTGAATGCTTCCTGAAAATCCTCTACGAGCCTCTTGCCATGTGTTTGCAGAAAACTTTGCACCAGGGTACTTCTGTTCATAGTAAGCTTTAGCTTTCATGAACTCACCTGGACTATCTACAGCTAAAATACCAACAGGCTTACCATCCTTTAACACTAGAGAGTTATAACTGCCTTCAAAAACCCCTGGAGAGTATCCAGAACGCTTTCTAGCAATATTTAAACCTTGCTCCCCTGTATTCTTTAGATGCCACTCCCATTGAGCATTTAAAGCCTCTCTATGGGCATGTAGATAACGATTGACATTATCTGATACCTTAAGAGCTTCAGCAGCTTCTGTAGACCAGTCTATTTGTCTTTTGTCTAGCTCTGTCAATAGTTCAGCAACCTGCACTCTTTCTAAAGCAGACATTTTACTAATGAGAGCACTAAGACCAGTTTCTGGTGCAGTGACATATTTCTTAGAAAACTCTGATACTTCAGCACGGCTATCAGCAAACAATTTACGAGCATACTTTAACAGAGGATTGTTATGGTATGCAGCCATAAAATTGTTACCAGGAGCAATACCCCTAGTGTATGGATTACTCACCATGTCTTTAGCATCACGGCTTAATATAGCTGCTTCTTCAAATGTTTGTGGGCCATACCATTCAGGAAGCTTTATACCAACTGTACTAGAAACAACCTTAGCCTTTTGTAAGGCAGCTTGCTTTTCAGCAATCTTTTCAGGAGACGTAGGTGTACGGATAGTGTCTTCTGGAGCACCAAAGCGTTCACGTAAAGAAGCAAGAGCTTTACTAATATCTTCAAAGTTTAGAGCACCTTGTTGTCCTCTACCGGGGCCGCGTAGAATGTCATTAATTTTACCAGGAAGAGAAATGTCCTTCTGTCCAGAGAGAGCTTCAATTGCTGCTTGCCTAGCAGGACCAGGAGGAAGCTTGTCTAAAGCTTGTGTCATTCCAATTGAGTTGTCCTGAGGATTCCGCCCAGGAAGTTCATCACCCCACAAATTACGCTGTAGCGGATTTTGTAGATTCTGTGCTTCCATAGAAAGATCAGCACGAATAGGAATACCATTCTCGTCTACTCTACCAGCAACATCTGTCATGCCAAATTGTGGAGGACGATCACCCATAGTTAATGGATCGCCATTATCAATGTCATAGATGTCTGATTGTTTTGCACGAGAAAGGAAGTCGTGTGTTTGTGTAGACTCTTCAACAGCTTTGTTAGCTTGCCAATCAGCATAACCTGTACCAGCTTTTTCTTGCCTAGCCCGTTCAGCAGCATTCATATCAAGAGAAGTTTGACGAGCAACCTCCTGTTCCATAGCAGCTTGTCTGGCCTCTAAAGTTTTTTGGGCAGCGTCTCTACGAGCAGCATCAACACCTGTTTGTACAGATTCTTGTACAACAGCTTCATTAGCTTTCCATTCTGGAGTGTAGTTTCTACCAGTGGGATTATTTGAACCAAATAAATCACCCTGGCCAACAGCCCTAGCACGCATTTCTGCAATGGATTGAGCAGATGTTTCTAGAGGTAGTTCTAGTTGTTGTGGCTCACTAAGAGGTTTTGCTTTCAATGTATCAAGTACATCCCCAGCCCTAGGAACATCACTAGTAGCTGTAGGCTTACCAATTGATTTAGGATTTCCAGTAATTTCTCGTAGATAACCATTGGCGCTTCTAGGAAGAGCGCCGACCACACCAGCCATAGGAATACCAACCTCTTCGATGGCTTTTCCAATATAATGATTTAATGTGTCACCACCCTCTGTACGTAAACCAGTGGCATCCGCTAAGGTTGTACCAGTAGAGCCAGCTTTACCCATTAAATCAAAGTAGTCTTGCTCAAAAGAAGATTTGCCACCAGTAGCAACTTTATTTAAAGCTGCACCAACGGGAGCCACGAACATACCACCAACACCACCTGCAAGATTCAAGGCAGCCTCAGGAACACCACCAAGAGTAGTGAGCCATTTAGGAGCCTTCATATCCTCTACCTTTTTGGGAGATTCACCAAGATGTACTTTAATTTTATTGAGAGCAGCATCATTATCGAGCCCATCAGGCAATTCAAAATGCTGTCCATTATATTGATAGTGTGCCATTAATTACTTTAAAACAATAGGGTTGTCGGGAGAACTTCCAGGCTTAGACTTTGGGGCAGATAGTGGAGCAGGGGTTGCAGGAACCCACTTACCATTACCATCCTTTGTGATACCACCAGCAGCCCGAGTAATTGCATCCTGTCTTTCAGCTTCAACTTGTGGGATGTTGGATTCAATCATTGCTCCAAGAATTTCAATCATTGGATTTTCAGGGTCTTGTGCGTGTAGTCTAGCTGCTTCAGAAGTCATGAATGCATGTCGTTCAGAAGGCTTTTTAATCTTATCAAGAGCAGTCATAAAATCTCGTGGGCCTTTACCAGTACCGGATTTGCCAGCAATACGAGCACTAATCATACCCGCATTATGCTCTTTAACTTTTTCCATATCCCATGTATGCTTTTGACGCTCTTCCATCATATGTTGTGAGGCCATCCAAAGCTGCTTACCTTCATCAACTTCAGCCGGATTACGACTGTACATAAGTTGTTGGGCATGTTGAGCAATACCTTTAAGGTCTTGTTCTGATGCCTTTAGTGCGGCTTCCTTTAGTTTGTTTTTAATGTCTAAATTAAAGGTAGACTCTTCCATTGAATTCTTACGACCAAGCATAGAACTTTGTGCAACTATTCCAGGTAAACTAGCTTGAGTTGTTTGATTACCTAAACTCAGTTGTTGTTCTTGCATAGGACGCATTGCAGCCATATGGTCATTTTGAGAAAACAAATCTTGTAGATTACTTTGATCGGCAGCATTTCCTCTATCTAATGAAGCAAGGGCATCCCCTGTAAAAGCAAGAGGCACCTTTCCCATTTGAGAAAGAGTTTGAATAGAATTAACTGGTTGATACATTAGTAGCCTCCACGCTCTCTTAGATATCTAGGATCGTAGTTTAGTGTCTGTAATTGGTCAGTAATCTGTGGCATAGAAATAGGTGCTACAGACTGCATAGGCTGATGTTGATACTGGGGAGCATCTGCACTACTACCTAACATTCCAGAGCGGCTACCGAGCGTATAGAGCCCTTGTAGACCACTATATAAGCTGTTCTCTTTTTGGTTCTGTAGGTTCATCATAGCAGGAGCTTGTTGTGCTGTTAGTTGTGCTAATGCACTTTGTAGCTGTACTTCTCTACCACCATAATCACTACGTCTACCACTAGCAGCATCCTTAGCCATAAGTTGGTTGCGTAGGTTAGCAGCATAAGCACCATTGTTACCAGAGATTTGACCCATCATTTGTGAAGCCTGTTTACGGCTTCTTTCAGCAGCATACATCTGCATTAGGCTACCAGCTAGGTCCCCATATTTAATACCTTGACCACCGCCAAAACCTGCGCCAATGCGCCCATTCCCTATCCCTAGAATACCTTTAACAGTGTCTAAGTAATTAGTAGACGGACCATCTTCATTATAATTGGGAGCAATTCCCATACCGCTTGTGTTAGATGTATAAGTAGATTGTCCACCACTACCAAGATCAGACCCCATCCACGATGGTTGCTGTGGAGCATATGATCCCTGATTAATGTCATTTAATAGGGCTTGATTGCCCTGCATCGGTTGATATGTGTCCATATTACTTGTTCCTAAAGAATTAAGACCTGAGAGAGTTCCACCAGTTAAAGCGTTTTTTCCTATTTGAGAAGTTGAGCCACCCTGTAAGGCTGTACTCATACCACTCTTTACACCGCCATTAACAGCAGAAGCTAGAGAAGGATTCTCTATGCCAGCATACCCTGCAACGTCCGGAGCAAATCCACCTGACAAACCACCAGCAGCAGCACCTTTAATGGCACCAGATAATGTACCTGTGTTACCAAATCCAGTAACACCACCTGACACAGCACCAGTAGCTGCTGACCCCAAACCTGCCCCTTGAGCAATACCACCACTAGCAACTCCAGCAGCAAGCATAGCTCCTGTCCAGAATTGATTGTCATTAATGGTATTTAAAAATCCAGACCCATTAACAAGTTTATTTGAACTGTCTAATACACCACTATAGCGATCTGCTGATCCAGCCATTGGTTGATAGCTTCCTGGTTTATAGCCAGAATTACTAAGCCAAGAAGTAAACTCAGGATTGACATTATATTGACCACTCTCTTGATTGTAAGTCTTTGGTGTTCCACCAGAATAACCAAGTTTGTTCCAGTCTACCTTATCCATGTTAGATAAGTTGCCTTGAACATCCCAACTATCTAATTGGTTTACTCCTGCTCCGTAGGTGTCGCTATTTGCTTGACCATAGGATGGAGCCCAATTAAACGACCCCATATCAAACATGCCGTTTAAATCAGACATTTGTATTCCTTACCATACTGGAAGTTTTCTAGTGACTCCACCAATCTTTACTATTAGCCATGTTGGATTACCCGCGGACGGTGCATTTGTTAAAGTGCCTAAAGAAGCACCTGCTCCACTACCAGCTTGTAATTCTAATGAGTCTGTAATACCATAACCAGCTATTGTTGTTGGTCTACCTGTTATAGTAGACCAAGAAACTGCACCAGCATTGTTAATTGCATTACGAACTTTAACATACCAGTCCGCCCAGTTGTAACTTCCAAAAGGAGCATCAACGGGAGCTGGTGGAATAATATCAGCCATTATTTAGCTCCAATTGCTCTCCAATGTACGACACCTTGCCAAGCATCAGTAGCACCTGTTGTATACACTCGTAGAGTAAATCCAGAAGTAGTCACAGAGTTGCGTTTAATGAAATGATTTTTCATATGTAAAATATTAGTATCTGATGCAGCATCTGTACTTTCTAAACTATACGTAATACTTCCAGCACCCGCCGTTGGAGCAACACTAAATGCGGTATTAAAAGTAATGGGAATATCTATTACATTAGCTACAGCATTAGTAGATGCTACAGTAATACTATTAGATTGCTCATACCTATCAAGTAATTGTAGAGTTTGTCCATTAGCTGAAGGAATGAGTCCCTTTAAATTCTGTGGCTTTGCAGGAAGTCTTGCAGCCTTTTCTTGAGTTAACACTGCTGGACCTACTACAATAGTTTGTGCAGGACCACCGTTAGCAATAGCATAATCAATAGAAAGTTGTGTGGAAGCTGTCTTAGACACCTTTAAACTAAATCTAGTTAAATACCAACTAGTACCATTAACAGGAACACCTGTCATAGCATAACTAGTAATATCACCACCACCACGATCCATTGTTACTGAAGTAGGAGTATCACCTTTCCAGTATAGAGTTAATGCAGCATTACCACTAGGCATTGGAGGAATAGTAAATGCAATACCCCCACCACCTACACCACCACCATAAGTAAAAGTAACTTGTAAACCTTTTCCAACACCAGTAGGTTCTGTTGAATCAGAAATTATTGTAGGAGTTCTTGCACCATACGGAATGATGTATGGAGGATAATATAAAGCACTTATGCCATCATACGCATAGTAATTCCATTCACCACTAGGAAATAAGTTTTCTCCAGAGAATGGTAAAAAGTCTCTACGATTACGTTCAGCTACTCCAACTGACCCTAAAATCCAATTATCCGGTTGTACTAATGGTGTAGTTAAAGAATCACCCTGAAAACCAAATAAATGAAAGTCTCCCTGAATATTTGCTCCACCTTCATAGTAAGTACCAATAGCATAGTTAGTTGCACTAGCTTTTACTGAAGAATTGATTAGACCACTAGAACCAGATACGTCACAATTTAAAAATAGGTTTGCATGGCAAGGATAGAATGCAGAAATTTTATATGCCCCAGCAGCCAATGACGTAGAGGCAAAAGCAGAACTAATATCTACAGTAGCACTTAATCCATCTACTGCAACAGTTTTAATTGTTGCTACACCAGAACCGGCCACAATAACGTCTTGATAACGTGCATTTAAATCAGCAAAGAATACACTTGCTGCTGTAACAGTTACACCAGTTCCTGTGGTAGCTCCTAGAGTTAAGGCAACAGTACCAGTTGGATAATTAGCTGAAGTGTAGTCATCAATAACAATTGATCCACCGTGCATGTTTTGAATGATATTTTGGTTAGCAAAACCATTACCCATTTTAATAGAAATATTTCCATTAATGGGACGATTTAAATTAAGCCATTCAACACCACCAAACCTACTACCACCATCAATAGTAATAGGACCGGATGTAGTATCTATTCTTTGGTTATTACCACCAGTAATATACAAGCCTGCGGTAGAGATAATATTTCGTAAATCACAAAAAGAATAAGAAGTAACAATACGACCAGCACCAGTAAAAATACCAGAACCATCTACTCGTTGTGGTGTAACCCAATCAGAGTTAAGTTTGTATGTACCAAAAGGCACATCTAATTTAACGCTATAATTAAAATAAGGATTAATTATGCCAGAAGCATTCGCATTAATACTTGCTGTAGTTGCATTGAACAGCGTGGATTGATCTACTACACCAGTTTTATCTGCACCAAAGTCTAGAACACTCACTGCTTCACTAAACTTATCTTTCATTGTTCTTGCAACAGTGCCAGATAAAGAAGCAGGTAAAGTTGCTAAACCTTTATAAGTAGCTCCATTTGCGTCATTAAGCCAAACGCTAGTAATAACACTTCCAGGTACAAAATTTGTATCACTCATTTTAGATTCCCATTACATTAATATCAAGTTCACACCCAGTCATAAAAAATGGGTAGTTATCAGCATATTCAAAACGAATGCTAATATTTCTAAATCTACCTAGTCTGTATGTGAATGGAGAGTTACTGAACGCATTAATATTTTTAACAATTGGAGTAGTATCTGGTGACCAGTCATCGTACGACAGTGTTGCTACCACCTGACTTGTAGGAGAGCTGCGGTGCTTAGAACAATCTAAACTTAGTCGATGAAGAACTTTCCAATTCATTGTACCAAACGTTGTATTTTCTGTTGTATATCTACAAGTAAAATTTGCTCCAAAATCTTGATAGCTATGAGGACTTAGCATAGAAATATAGGATTGATTGGCAATACCTACATAGACATTCCCATTGTACATTGGCCAAACAGCCTGTACCTTTAATCCAGTACCATCACTACCTTTCCACTCATACCAAAAATGGTCATCAATATCGTATACCCAAGTAGTTTGTGGAGTAACTAAAACATAGAAACTATGTCCATCCGTTGTAATGCTGTAACCATCTTGTAGTAAATTAATGTTTCCATGAGCATCACTGGTAGTCGAAAAACTTTGTAGTGTTCTATCTACTACTGAGTTTGAAATCTTTTCAATTTTAAAACTATTAATTGAGTAAACAGATAAACCCTGTTGTCCATCTACACCTACAAAGTATGTAGTATCTCCAATAGTGACTAAATTTGAGACATAACCTACATTTCTAACTGGTGAATCGTTTCTACTTAGTGGGCTACTAGGAGCTACATGGTCACCACTATCATAGAAATATTCTGCACTATTAGTTCCAAGACAGATCATATAGTTTTTTGCTTTGACAAGTCGTAAAGCATAGTCACTACTAATTTCTGCTGTAATAGGAGAACCTGTCCATGTTGTAACATCATCTACTACAGAATTGTAGATATCCCCAGTACCTGCTTTAATTAAAAAGATATATCCATCTAAATAAATTGGATAAGGTTGATGTGGGGTAGGAAAATTACCTGCATGAGCAATAGACGTACAAGTAGTTGTGACATAGTTGTCATACCACAAATCAATACCATCTGAGATAATTACATAACGAGTATTGTCGCTTTTTAAAAACGAACAAAACCCTACATACCCAGTAGAGGTAGTTAGGGTACAAACAGTTCGTGGTGTAGTAACACCTAGGTCTGGATTAAAAGCATAAACTTTATTTTCAACAGACCAATAAAATAAATTAGGATCAGGATCATAAAAACTACCCCTGATGTCATCTGTATTCAATACTTTATTTAATGTATAAAGTGATGCAGAAAGCCCAGGTCTTTTCTTTAGTTTTAAATCTCTAGTTTTGTTTTCTTGTGAAACTCGTTCATAGTACATATTGACAATTTGCAAATCTCTTTGAATAGACAAATCCCCGTCACGATATAGGGGAGTTCCATCAAATTTAATTGGGACAGTTTTATATGTTTGAGTTTCTGGAGAATTGGTGTAGGCCATTAATAGTTCCTATCTGGCTGGATAAATAAACTACCAGTCTCGTCTCCGTAGTCAGAAGCTAGTTTCCAAAACTCTTTAGTTTCTTCTTTTAAAGAATTTCTATCTAAAAGGGGTACACCATACTCAGGCGCTAAGACAGTGGCTAGTTTGTAGATAATAGCTAAATTCCAATAAGAAGGAAAATCTAGGACATCTGACTGTAACACCATACCATCAAATTCTTTCTGGTATACAATTTCTAGTTGTTTTTCAGCAATGGTTGTAGCATCAGACGTTAGGGGCCATATAGACACAACCCCACCTTGATTACTTGGTTGATAGATGTAATGAATTGGAATACTTATTAAGTTTGTAGGAAGTTTGTTAAAGTCGTATAAACTTTTCTCTTGTAGGGAATATCGTGAACCACCTACATCATGTATAAAAACATCTGCAACTTTAATCGAATCTGTTAGTGTATACTTTTGAGAAATAGCAGAAGGACTCACTGTAACAGTAGTTCTTTTCCATAAAGGCATACCATCTGTTACAGCTAAAGAAACAACACCACTTAGTCTACTTAAACCATCACTTAGTTGAGTAACAGAAAGACTATTACTTTCACCAGGAATACCCAACTTAGCATAGGCTTGTGTGATAAGATCATTACTTGTAATCATAGTTGTCCTATGTAGTGTTTTTAAGGTTGTTTAAGAAGGCATACGATTGTGTAGTGTTGTCAGCTTTTGCACAATCGGCTTCTGCTAGCTCTGCATAGCCACTAATAGCATAAATATAACAAACATGCCCAGTTTCATTAGGATTGTCATTTTGATGGCGTACCCATGGTACACTTGGAGAACGTTCTGAAACTCTAAGATACTTTTGAGGATGGTCAGGTTCATAATCATGTTTACAAACCATTAAACCATCCCAACGTTTTCTTAGTTGTGCTGCCTTATATTTAAAACTACAGACATCACAATGGGCATTCCAGTCTCCTGGTTTGTAAAAAGTATTAGACATGTTTATCTCGTAGCATCCTAATATCGTCTTTGATTTCTACAAACATTCCACGTAATTCAGATTTAAATTCCTTAAAGTCATCTTTGTGAAGATATTCTTTTCTAATTATTTCATTATCTTTTTTTAAATCAGTTAATCTCCGTTCATGGTCGTCTAGAGTTCTTTTCATAAACCAAACAACTACACCAAATAAACCTGAGATTGCATATGTAAATAAGGAGTCATTCATTACACCCCCATATACACTTGAACAGTTGCTCCTGTTCCACTAATTGCGGTGACGTTAGCTCTAACAAATTTCCAAGGTGCTTCAGAAGTAAATCCATCTGAAGAAACTGTAGTTCCTGATAAAGAAATAGTTCCTGCTACTGTAGAACAAGCGTTAATACCATCATTACTGTATTCAATATTGATTGTGGCAGTTACAGCACCTGTACCACTTACAACACCTTGGAAACATGCCAAGGGACTATCTTTATAAACAAAATTACCAGTACCTGTAGTTGTTCTACCTGGTTCTGTTAATA